GCAGTCGATCCAGATGAAGTTTCTGGTGCCATAACAAATACAACAGACTTTCCAACCGTTGCAATTCCAGCAAATGCAGTAATAATTCCAGTGGTATTTACATTTACTGTAATTGTTTGAGTATAATCATTCCATTGCTGTGGAGAAGAAATATTCAATACTTCTTTATGAAAAATTGCATTATTATATGCTGCAACAGAAGAACCAACTAAAGTAATATAATCACCCTTTTTAATTTTAGTATCAGGATGGTTTAAAGTTAATGTAGTTGTAGTTCCTGTTTGTATGCCAGTTACTACTGCTTGAGCTGGATGAGCGTATCTATACAAAAAATCTGTACTTGGATTTACGTGGAATGATTTTATTCCGATAGGATCTGAAGTGGTATTGCACACTCCAATATGTGCTCCTTTTCCAACATCATTAATACAAATATATAAAATGCCAGTTTTAACAATATGTGGACTTGAATTTTTAGACGTGGTATTATTTGATGTAAGTTCTCCAAAGTCTTGCACAAGACTTAGTGGTTGTGATGCGCTCATTCTCCCTCTTCGGTTTCGATTTCATCAGTAACTTCAACTTCATCTTCTGCCCCAAACAAACCATTAGCAACTGCTGGTTTGAGAGCATCAACCTTTTCACTTGCTTTTGCAAACAAAAGACCTTTGATATAATCGGAAACTTCTGATGACGGAGCATCAGAAACTACCATATCAATTAATTCTGCAGAATCCATAATTTGTAAAAATGCCTGTATTTATTTATATCTTAGCTTTTTTGATGTTTATTGTCGGTGCTTCTGTTGAACCGCCATCTTTTTTCTTTTCAAGATCTGGTTCCATTTGCCTCATGCCTAGATCGTTTTGCATTTGACCTTGCATGATTGCATTTTGAGTTTCTAACGGAACACCAATACCCATCTCATTTTCATTTTCCATTTCTTCTTCCATTTCCATGATCTCTTCATCTGTTTGGCGAAGAACTTTACGCTTTACATAATCTCTTGAATAATATGTTCCAATATATGGTTCAATAGCAACCATCAAATTGAGACGCTCATTCATTAGTTCAGTATCTTTGAGTTCTGCAAAATGATTATCGTAAATATAATCAAATTGAATGTGCTCTGCCATTTGTTCCCAATCTTCTGGGGTAACAATGTTTTTTAAGATGAGTTGTGTTTTTAGAAGATCTAAAAATAGAGCACTAAAACGCTTTCTTAAACGACCCACAAATTTACTGAACATCAGTTCATCACGTAAAATTTCGGATGAACGACCTAAGTTAAATCCACTATCTGCTCCAATTCTACTATCAGGAACGTTTAGAGATCTGTAAAGTTTCTTCTGGAAATATTCAACGTCAGTTAATTCCCCAAGATTTTGTCCACCAGGAAGAGTAGAAATTTCTGTTCCACGACCACCTTCACGTCTTGGAAGCCAGAAATCTTCTAGCATGGACATGAATTTCTTATCATCTTTGATTTCACCAGTTGATGCATCATAGACCAACTTATTGCGATAGCGAGACATAACATCACGAAGATACTGTTCCGCTTTTACCTTTGGTAGATTACCAACATCAATATAGAAAATACGACGTTCTGGAGCACGAGATAGTCTATAGATAACAAGACTATCCTCAATCATTCTTAGTTGATTGAGTGCTTTAATTGCTTTGTGAAGATATGAAAGAGTTAGATGTTTGTTTCTATCTACAAGACCAGAAGTAACATGACAAATTGCATCTTTTGCAATTTTTATTCCTTTACCAGATACTGATCCATACTTCTGAGCAACGCCTTCTGGATAGTAAGTATAAAATTCTACTACATCAGCATCTTTAGTAGAAGTAACATCCTCATTGTAAGGTCTTGCTGGTAATGCTTTTTTATCATTAGGACGAACTCTCATGAGTTTCATCTTTAAAGCATCAATGTATCTTACTTCTTTGATACCCTCATCAGGTTTTTGCAAATCAATTACTTTATGATAATACAGTCTTCCATCAACATACCAATTTCTAAAAATTTCATGCGATTTTTTATCAAATTCCAATAAATCTTTTACATATTTAAATTCATTTCTAATAACTTTTTTTAAAGAAGTGCTTACTTGAAGATTATCAAGATCAATCTCTACAGGGCTATCATTGAGATCAGAAACAATAGCTTCATTTACAACATGTTCAACGGCAGTATCGCATTCTGGATGCAATGCCATATCACGATATTTTTTAATGATATCGAATTCCGTTCTAAAAACGCCTTCAATATCTACGTATTGTCCATAAAATCCTGAAGAAAGATAATAGTCAGCCCCGTCCTCATCATTTGGAGGAACTGGACTGACTATGCCTTTAGACTTCTTTTCTTCGTCATCAATCGAAAAACCAAAAAGTTTCGCCATTATTATAAAAAACCCTTTGGTCTATTTATCAGACTACGGAATCGGTGTTTGAACCCGTATAAGCTTCCCACCACTGAACTTGTAGTGTTACCTGAAACTCTTCAATAACGTCTGCACTATCATATGAAAGTTCGATAGCACCAACTGAACTTGGCCAACAACCGTGCATCTTATATGCACGCTTTACTGGAAGTGGAGCGGCATTTTGACTACCAGGAGTTGGAACAGTGTCTGCTCTTCCTAGTTGTGTTACAACCCAGTCTGCAAAATAGTCTGCAGGATTGATTGTACCAGAACCATCTGATACTTTAATGATATAGTTTGACCACTTTTCAAATGCTTCTCTTAGTTTAAAGTCACCATCATTGATAACAGTGATTGTCCATGGATCAAATCTTCTGTCACCAGCAACTTTAAGTTGTCTGCCACGGAAAGGAACGATAACTTCAGCAATATTTGATGCTGGAAGTTGAGCACCTTTGATTAACATTCTATGTGAAGTATCACCGATTTCATCAAAAATTCCATTTCCCGATGGGAAATTCATTTCTACTTCAAATAAGTTTGGTCTAGCACCACCTTGAACAAGTCTTGACTTAAAACTGTCAATTGTTCTTTCATTATTAGGAGTGTTGAAAATGTTTGTGTTCTGTAATGGCATTGTTTTGTCCTCCTATTATCAAACGGTGCCGACGATTTCGGAGAACGAAACTCCCGTTCTCGTGGCTACGAACGTTAGACCGATAAAGTTAATCGATCTTGCTGGCTTCACGTAGATGTCAGCAATAAACTCATTACGATCAATCACGTCAGGTGTGTTATTTGTTTCATCACAAACAACAAGGAATTCAGTTACACCTCGTTTCGCTTGAACATCACGTAGGTATGGTTCAACAATATTTACAAAGTTTGATCTAGTTCCAGCGTCGTTCAATTCAAATAGTTGTGCCTTAGCAGCATTCTCAATTGCCTTTTCAATTGTAATGAATAGGCGTCTTACGTTGATGCGATCAAATGCACTTTCAAATGATAGTCCAGTCTTATCTCCAAAGAGAATAATTCCTGAACCAGGTGATGCAATGATTGGATTAATTCTGTTTGAATACAATCTATCTCTTGCATCTTGACCTGGATTGAATGCAAGTTTCACTGCAAAGTTTAGAGAACCTCTGTTTGATCCTGCTGGTGAGAACCATGGGAATTGATCTCTATCAGTTCTTACACATAGACCTGCTACATCATTTGAGCAAGGGATATATGTAAAACGCTTATTGAAGCGATCATATACGTATTGATAACCACTATCAAATACAACATACGAGGATGAAGAAAGTGGTGCAAAGAACGATAGAACGTTTGTAAGTTGTGTGCTTGCGTTTGTAATATTTACAACGCTATCTCTGTTTGGAGAAATAAATGCAACACAGTCTTTACGTGCTTCACAAATTGAAATTAGTTTATTTGCTTTTGCTTGCTCTTCTTCTTTTGACTTATAAGCACCACCCTGTAATAGGAATCTAATGTCACTGTTTACAGGATCGGCGAGTTTATCATAAGCAGTTAGAAGATCTCCAAGTGGAGCATCATAGTATCCAACTCCCTGATAATCTTTACCACCAGTTAGTCTATAAGCAGCGTTTCCTAGTGAAGAGAAGTTAATATCCTTAGCATCTTGACCCCAAGCACTTGCTGCTGCTGTAATTGGAACAACACCGCTGCTAAACCCAGAAGGACGTGATCTGGTTCCCCAGTACGCATCAGTTGAATTTACTGGAGACAGACCAGCATAAA